TGCGGATTAGACGACATTACTTTATGTCAAACAGTAACCAACATTTTCTTATCGCGCGCCTCCAGTAGGTTTTAGCGGATGATTCAGAGATTTCTAGGTTCTCTGCGATTAGAGGGAAGCTGTGAGATTTTAGGCGCATTTTAAATACCTGGAGTTCTCTCTCGGATAAGGTGTCGTAGGCTTCGTGAGCTTTTAGCTGCCAATGGCGCATATGTGGTTCAATTAGACCGCTTCTGAAAACCGCGAGTTTGCGGAACATTTCGTCACCGATGTCGATTGACTCGATCAGTCGTTCGTAGTCATCTTCTGTGATTATTGGCCAGTCCATTATTGTAACATATTTTAAAACTTAAAAAATCAGAAAAAAATTTTGGGCGCGATATCCGTCGCAGCCTGGATTCTGTCCTTGTGGACTCGGTTTTTTATTGGATTTTATGCAAGTTTTTTTAAGAAATCGAATCATTTGTTCGCATACCATAGAGGCTAAAATAGTTAATCGGTATTAAATAGGCACTCAAAAGCGTGAAAATCGTAAAACTTTTAAATTCGGTTTAATTGGTTTGAGCGTACGCGCTCTAAAATTTCTTTAGTATATATTATAAGGTGTAATAAAAGTTACTTTTTTTGTTGCATTAAGTAACATATGTTATTACATTATGTCATGATATTAAACAAAATAGAGGAGAAATAAAGCTATGATCGAATCAATAGAAATTCAATATCTAGGGTCTGTTTTAGGCGTTAGTTTATGGGAAGTAAGACAAATATTTAAGACTAAGCGCGAACGGATCAATAATATAAATACAATATATAAGGGTGTAAGCTACAAGAGAGCGCTTAAAATAGCCAGGGCGCAACGTACGGAAACGAATTGTCCTTCATTAGTGGTAAGGGGGCAAGGGTAATGAATATTAATAAATATAATCTTGATGATTTAAAAACAGTTAAAAACCTTATATATATATTAAATGACAAACTAGAGAGAGAGAAGGAACAAAACGCGGTATATATTAGAATTATTGGAAGTTTATGCGAACGTATCGATAGGGGGGCAAATAATGAATCTATTAACCAATAGTAATAAGAAAATCAAAAAAACGGCTAAATTGAACAATGTTAGATTATATGAGTTTAATTTACCCGCTTTAATAACATGCCCTTTTGCCGACGAATGCAAAGTGTTTTGCTATGCGGACAAAGGATCATATAAATATAAAAACGTTGTTGAGAAATACGCTTTTAACTTAACCCTTACAAAAAACCCTAATGAATTTAAAAAACAAATTCAATTAGAATTAGATAAAAAGCGCGTTGAGTATTTAAGGATACATTCTAGCGGGGATTTTTACTCATTAAATTACTTAAAACAATGGGTAGAAATTGCTAAAAATAACCCTAATATTGTTTTTTATGGGTATACAAAAAGCGTACCCTTATTTAATAGTGTAAATTTACCCCCTAATTTTATTTTCTGTTTTTCTACTGGAGGTAAAAAGGACAATCTAATTCCAAAGGGTTCGAAAAAAGCCGTTATTTTTAACAATATAGATGAACTAAAAAGGGCAAATTATACTGATTGTTCCGTTAATGACATAGCAATGGTAAAAGCGGATAAAATAGGCCTAATTTATCATTAATTCATAGCTGCGAGGCCTGGGCGCGAAGGGTTAAACCTGGACCGCCTGGGCTTTTTTTTGGCTTAAAAATGAAAGGATATTAAATAATGTATATAATCATAGTTACTTCTAATTCTTGTTATCCCTTCCATGTAGGCAAGATTTACAAAACAGAAAAACAAGCGGAACAAGGGGTAAAACAAGAACAAAAAACATGGACTTCTAGAGATTGGTATAAATTGGAATGTAACATTATAAAACTAAAAAATTTTAACAAATAATTGACATTCTTTTATATTAAATGCTACAGGGTACAGCTCATTTTTATATTTACGATAACAGGGTTTTTATATTTGATCGCCCAGGGTTTTTTATATTTTGGACAACATGGTCTTTATATTTAATGATCGAGGGTATTTTTATATTTTGAATAACAGGGTAAGATTTTTTTAACTAATGAAAGGAAAAAGTAAAATGGATAAACAAATTAATGACATAAATCAAGTTGCTAAAGAAACAAGTAATTTCTTTAGGTCTACTTACCATTGGAGTGATTTTGATATTCTATCGATTGTAGAGGGGGTATTAAGATCATGTTTCCAAATGATTTTTCAATTAGCACCATCAAAAAAAGTTGCTATTGAAACTATCATGGCAGTTTTGTCGATAGTTACTGATGAATGTGTATGCGAAGAAAGTGAGGTGAAAGAATGAAGAAATACGAAATATTAATATCAGAATCTTTTGGAGTGGTAGTTGAGGTCGAAGCAGAATCACGAAAACAAGCAGAAGAAGATGCTTTTATGTACTCTTTTGATGATTTTAAAAATGCAAAGGAAGTACATAGGTATGAGGCTGACAGTTCTTTTGTTGTTGAATCAAAGCAAATAAAAGAAAGTGAGGTGGAGTGATGGCTTTTAGTAAAACATTCACAAGCTACGATGCAACAGTATATGGAATGTTATTATCTATTCTTGCACCAAATGAAAAAGACAGCAAAAAGGCAGAAAAACTAGCTGGACAAATTGCTAATGGGTGTAATGAAAAAGAGATTGATAGAGCCATGAATCTAGTAGATAGTATAATGGAGTTGGTTCAGCTAGAAACCACAAGAGCAAGGAATGATAATAAAAGTTGGGAAAGTGAGGTGGAGTGATGGAAGATAAAGTTAAGGAAATACAAGCTAAAGAATATCCTCAATTTGGTTTATCAATGAAAGTTGGTAATGATGGTGCTACATATCTATTTAAAGATTGTTGTGCAAGACAATCAGTAATTGATGAATTAGAAAAAGGAATGGAAACACAAGACGATATAGAATATCATACTTTTGATGTTCCTGTTTGTCCTTGTTGCGTAGCAGAAAGTGAGGTGGAGTGATTTTTATATTATTCTACAAAGGGTGTTAAGGTCTATTCATCTTCCGATAATTAGCACCCTTAAAATTTCCCTTACGTCTACGATTAGCTTCAGCTAATTTGTTTTCATACTTCATAAGCAAAAAGCATTTTCTAAGCCCTTCAACTTGGATATGCTCACTCCAGTTAATAATCGCACCACAAAGCAAATTATCATCTTCATCCTTATAAGCCAACATACAATAATGATCTAATTCTGGTCTGCCTAAATGACATTGATTATGATTATAGTTTTGCTCTAAAAACTCTTTTATATTATAGCTCAAAGGGTCATTTGATCCAAGATCTGTTTTCTTTATAATTTTAGAGAAATGGTCTTTTATATCTAAGTCCATAATGTATTTTTATATTTATATTAAAAGGGTAAGGGTCAAACTATCAGGAGTGAAGGGTGATATTATTGATAGTATTGATAGTTTGAAGCCCTAAACTATCAAAACTATCAAAACTATCATGGGTCTACTCCTAACTATCAGTTTCAATGAATTTGACACTAGTTTTCTTATATTTACCATGAAATACTCTTTTTACCATCCCAATTTGGCTCATTTCCTTCAACCATCTATGCGCCGTAACAGCAGCCACACTTTCCCCCATATTATCCCCAGTAACATTCAGCCATTCTGTCGTAGTAAACTCTTCAGCCATCCGATCCAAACTACTCTCCCACTTCAATTTCTTAGGCTCTGGAATCACCAAACCACGCACCTTATCAGCAGCCACCACACCAGGGGATTCGATCTGAATTCCCCCACTAACTTGATCATTAAATTCGATCACATAAATCCCTGGATTTTTATCTCCCATCCGACTCTTACCCACACGAAATAAGCTAAATGATTTGTTAGTTTTCCCTAAAAGCGTTGCATATTCATACCACCAGTTCAGCACACTCGATCCAGCCATACGTTCTTCAGTTAATCCTTGCTCCTGGGTATTCTTTAAAAAATGATGGATTAATACAATAGCAGAATCACTCGCTACCCTTAATCCTTCTATTTGGCCCAACAAAGGTTTAATCTTCTCTGAGTCACTTATATTATTTGCCCCAGATAACTGATAGAGATTATCTATAATTACCACATCAGGTTCTTGCATAATCACTTGCGCTTCTATAAGTGGAAACACCTCGGAAAAATCCCCAGGCTTAGTCACCAACCTAAAGTTCTCGGCACAAACTTCCTGATCAAACGAATGGCCTTCAGTAAGCTTCTGTATCCTACGCAATGTTTCATCCTGACCATTCTCTAAATCGATATACAAAACCTTCCGCGCCTTCGGTATCTCAAAACCCAAATAGTAAGGCTTACCAGAGGCCAGCGAAAGTGCCGCTCCAAGATATAAATAACTCTTCCCTGCCTCAAAATCACCTACCGCCACCGTCTTTTTCCGCATGGGGATCATATCTTTTATCGCCCATTCCACCTTTTGATATGGAGTATTAAATATCTGCATCCCTGAAATGACATTCACCTCATCCTTTTTACCATTCTTCACCAAATCTTCAGGCATTTCACTTCCGCTGGCTAAGTGATCTGTTAAATCCTTACCTTTCCCTAAGTTTATATCCGCCTTACGCATTAAAAACCTTCAAAATCTTCTCTTCAGCGCTTTTCCCAGCATCATCATTATCAAACTGCACCACTAAATCATCAAAATTAGTCTTTAAAAGGCTCACTAAAACTGGCGGAACATTAGAATTAGCCCCATTATTAAAAGAAATAGCCTGTTTTCCATTAGAAATCAT